CTGATCGACGATAGGATTCTCACTGGGGAGGGCTGCGAATGACTGACGAGGAGAAGTATCGGTTCGCGCTGAACGCTACGAAGTTCTTATCCGTAAGCTGGGCTGAGAACGGGATGTTGCACTTCAAGCTCTCGATTCGCTGGAATGTCTACTCCTGGGCTGTCCCGATTAGCTGGCCTTCGTGGGACGCATTCGAGACCTATCTACACCACACAGAACAGACCGCCGCACGGATGATTGTCCGGGAGTGCTTCAAATGAACCCCACAGCACCATGCCCTCCGGCAGACAACGAGCGTAGAACCCCGGACTGGATCATCGCTTCTGCTCGGACAGTTCTGGGGACTATCGACCTGGATCCGGCAAGTGATCTCGACGCGAACGAGCGCGTTGGAGCGATAGACTACTTTGACATGGAAGACAACGGTCTCGATCACTTCTGGTACGGGAAGGTCTTTCTAAACCCGCCCGGAGGGAAGCTGGACCCGGAAACACTTCTGCAGTCGAAGAACGGATATCGGGCGCTCTCCTCGTCTGCTGTCTGGTGGGGTAAACTACTCCACGAGATGAAGCTGGGTAACACGACAGAAGCCATCTATGTAGCCTTCAATCTAGAAGCGATGCTCAACACGCAGAACATCGGGGCCGCGTACCCGATTCAAGAGTTCACGTTCTGCGTGCCAGCCAGACGTGTCGAGTACCCGAGCAAGCACGGGGCGAAGTCGAAGACCCCCGGGGGCGCGACCGCCATCGTCTATCTCGGCGACAACCAAAAAATGTTCTTCAACGAATTTTCAAAACACGGTTACGTGAAATTGGGGCGCAATGTACCAGGGCGTTATTGACTTTTTCCCGGAGTTCTCGAAGAAGCTCGAGGGCTGCGTCTACCACATGTACCTTGACTGCATCGGAAAGGTGACGACGGGGATTGGGTGCTTGATAGACCCAGTGGAACTCGCCAGACCCGTACCGTGGGTGCTGAAAGGAACAACGACCCGAGCGACCCCGCAGCAAATCCACGCGGAGTGGGCTCTGATCAAGAGTCGGCAGGACTTGGCCAAGTACCACTACTCGTACGCGGGGAAGCTCTGCAACCTTCGACTGACCGAAGAGGGGGTTGACCAACTTCTCGCTGCCCGAATGAAGCTCTTCGAGACAGACCTGAAGAAGGAGTTCCCCGAGTGGGACATCTGGCCGGCGGACGCACAGCTCGGTGTGATGTCGATGGCTTGGGCCATGGGGTCTGGGTTCACGCACACGTTCAAGAACTTCACAAATGCCTGCAAGCAGCACCAGTGGTTGCTCGCGTCCGACTTCTGCCACATCAATGAGAAGAACAACGTCGGGATCATCCCGCGCAACAAGCTCAACAAGATGCTGTTCAAGTGCGCTTCTTGGTGGTACGGACCGACGAATTTCAACTACAAGCCGTATGAAGTCTCGGTAGACATAATCAAGACCCAGTGGTCTAACATGGGGATCTGATGAACAAAGAGCGATTCAAAGAGTTGTTCTCCACGCTGCTGACCGGGAATGTCGTGGAGATTCAGACCAAACACCCGTCGAAGTGGATCCAAGCCCGGCTCTCCCGCACCGGAGAGAACTTCGAGATAGCAACCCCGCAGGGCTGGCGCGCGTCCCCGCTTGGCGGGGCGGGACACGAAGATTGGCGATATCCGTCCGATCAGAAATTCCTAGGGTAACATGCCGCCCAAGTTAATGTCTAGAGAGGAGTTCTTCGCGTACGTCGCGCAACTGGATGAGATCCCGGTGCTCTACGATGACGTGACTGAGCTCTATTGCAAGGACGGACTGAGGGGAATTCAGTCTGGTCTACTACCACCAGACGTAGCTGTCTGGGTCTGGCCTGACAAGCTATGCTTGTTTTCGAAACCCTTGTTCGCCGAGATCAAAGCGGCGTTGGCAGCTATGAATGGTTGATCTACCGTCAGAAATCGAACTCGACCGAGAGCAGATTCATCGAAAGGGACTCCACGAGTTCGTAAGGAGGGCTTGGCATATCGTCGAGCCCTCTGTGGCGTTTGTTGATAACCAGCACATCGCTGTCGCGTGCAGGCACATCGAATGCTGCATCGCGGGCGAGACCGAGGCTGACCGAAACCTGATCGTCAATATCCCTCCGGGAACCTGCAAGTCGTTGCTGTTCTCGGTGTTCCTGCCCGCGTGGATCTGGACAATCTGGCCGGGCTTCTGCTCGATTTACGCCTCATTCGATATCGATATCTCTCGGCGAGATGCGACGCGAACGCTGATGATCCTGAAGTCGCAGTGGTATCGAGAGCGATGGCCCGATGTACGGCTGCGTGAGACGAACCCCGCGGTGACCGGGTTCTACAACACCGCCGGTGGTTTCCGTTTCGCGACCTCGGTCGAGTCGAATGTAACGGGCTGGCACGCTGATTTGAAAGTCGTTGACGATCCGATCAAGCCCCTCGACACGATGGGCGGGAAGGAGAACACCGCAGGCCAGATCGAAAAAGTCCAAACTTGGTGGGATGGTACCATGACCACCCGAAACAAGGATCCCAAGAAAGCGCGGTACTGCATCATCATGCAGCGGCTGTGCGAGGGAGACCTTGCGGGGTATCTGCTGAAGAAGGACAAGGGGCACTGCACGCACCTGTGCTTGCCGATGCGCTTTGTTCCGGAGACCGCGTGCTTCAACGCAAACGTCGGAATGGGGGACTGGCGCACCAAAGAGGGAGAGTTGCTATTCCCCGACCGGTTCGACGAAGAGGCCGTAGCAAAGCTCGAGCGCGATCTGGGTATCCATGCACCGGCGCAGTTGCAACAGGATCCGACGAACCCCGACGGAGAGATCTTCAAGAAGACCTGGCTGAAGTTCTATGACAGCATCGCCGAGCTACCGAGGTTCTATGGCCTTTCGCTGTCTGTCGATTGCACGTTCAAGAAGACGACAGGATCAGACTTCGTTGCTCTGCAGTTGTGGGGTCGGAACGGCCCGAACCACTACCTGTTGTTCGAGTGGTCGGACCGAATGTCGTTCACCGAGAACCTAGCAGCGATCAGGCGAATCTGCGCAGGGAACGTGGCTTGTCTGCTGCCAAACTACCGAGTCGGAGCCAAGCTTGTCGAAGACAAGGCGAACGGATCGGCAGTGATGGATGTTCTGACCGCGGAGATTTCGGGGCTCATTCCCGTAGAACCCGCGGGCGGGAAGATAGCTCGAGCCAACGCTGTGTCCTACTTGCACGAAGCGGGGAACGTGTTCTACCCGAACCCGAAGACCTTTGACTCACCTTGGATTACACCGCACATAAACCAGATGCTTGGGTTCCCCCGAGCGCGTAAGGACGACAGTGTTGACGCGGAGACGCAGTATCTTCACTGGGCGTCGATGTCCGGGTCGAATATGTGGGCAGCCTTGGAGGCGCACAAGCAGAAGGTAGCACAGGACGCACTGGCCAAGTAGCTGGGTTTGTGCTAAACAGAGTGTAGCCTATGTCCAAAGACCCACATCTGACTACACATCTGGATTCGTTGCTGGGTCGAGTGGACTCTTTGTCGGCGACAGCCGGTCCGGGGTTCTACAACACGGTGACCGGGCTCGGTACCGCGCGGGACAAGACCGCCTACACGACCTACAATCCGGTGTTCTCGCCGCTCGACACGGGTACGCTCGCGGCGTTGTACCACGGACACGATCTGGCGGCACGCATCGTCGATGTCATCCCGGACGAAGGGCTTAGACTCCCGTTCTACGTCGAGGTCGAGAAGAACGAGAAGGCAGAGGAGATCCTCGTCGAAGAGTTCGAAAGGCTCGAGCTTCGGGAGAACTGTCTGTTCGGCTGGACCTGGGGCCGGGGCTTTGGCGGCGGAGCAACAATCATCGGAGCGCAGGACGGGAAAGCCGCTAGCGAACCGCTTGACGAGAACCGGATCCGGGGTCAGGTAGATTGGCTTCAGACGGTGGATCGTCGATATCTCTGGCCCGAGTCGTGGTACGTTGGCGGCCCGAAGAACGGACGCCCCGAGCGGTACTGGATCAACGACGCGCACCCGGGAAGCGCACGCTCGTTCAGGATTCACGAATCCCGATTGATTCTGTGGCCCGGGGCGAAGACAGCGCAACAGGAGAAAGACCTGAATCACAGCTGGGATCTGTCCGTTCTGGACAGGTGCTGGTCGACGCTGAAGTCGTTCGAGACCGTCTACAAGGGGGTCGAGCTGCTTATCACCGAGGGACCACAAGCAGTCTACAAGGTAAAGGGGCTCTTCGACAAGATCGTAGCGAACGAAGAAGACGCGCTACGCACGCGCTTCGAACTGATCGACATGTACCGGTCAATGATGAGGGCAATTATCATCGACGCGGACGGATCCGAGTCGTTCGAGCGACAGCAAGTCACCTATTCGGGAACCCCCGAGATTCTTGGTCAGATGCAACTGCGTCTGGCAGCCACAGCGCAGATCCCGATGATGGTTCTGTTCGGGCAGGCACCGGGCGGACTGGGCGTTACGGGGGATAACGATCTTCGTTGGTTCTTCGATCGTACCGACTCAGCACGGTTGAACGTCCTAGCTCCACGGATCAAGCGGCTGGCCCGACTGGTGCTGAAAGCCAAGGGCATTGACGCGACCAAAATTTCTGTGAAGTTTGAGCCGCTTTGGACCCCAAGCGCCGAAGAAGACGCCAAGACCCGATTCTACCAGGCGCAGACCGACGAGAAGTACATTTCGAACAACGTGCTACTTCCCGAAGAAGTCATGCTATCCCGGTTCAAAGACAAGGGTAAGTGGTCGCCGGATTGGACAGCTGCAGATCGACCTACGCGGGTCAAGATGCTGAAGGATCTGTTGAAGGAGCTCGAGAACGGTGGGCCCCCGGAGCCGCAGTTGATTCCGGTAGTTCCCGGGCAGAACCCTGCAGTGCCTGTAGCCCCCGGGCAGAAGCCCGCGGCGCCGGTGGTGCCAGGTCAGAAACCAGCGGTCCCTGCTGCGGCAAAGCCCGTGGTCGCGCCGGCTAAACCGAAACCCCCGGAGAAAGCATGAAGCGTATCAACAACAGACGAGCTGTGAAACAGCCGACACGGATCGCGGCCCCGCCCCGATTCGCCGAGCGGCTGTACGTCGGCATAATGTCGAACTGGGCTGACGAGTTCAAGCGCGCCGTGCTGAATGAGCTCGACCTGAATCACGATCAGCAGTCGGTAGCGATCCTGAATGTCTTCTCTCGGCTTGACGCTAAGGACGAGCAGAAGTCGAACTGGTTCGTAGCGCTCGCATTCGGAATTGGCTCGAGACTAATCGCCGGTGTGCGCCGAAAGCTCGAAGCGGTCGCGGCGTGGAAGATCACGCGCGTGGGGCGAGAGATCGCGGTGCTCGTCAAGAATCAGACGATACGGGTCCTCGGAACCGAGCCCGAGCGCATCGCTGTAAGTCACAGCATTGAACCCTGGGTTCACGAGAATGTACAGCTGATCGAAGGGATGCGGGAAGAACAACTGCAGCGAATCGAGCAGTTGTTGAACAACAACAAAGGGCTGAGCATCGAAAAGCTGGCAGCAGATCTGCTGCGCGAGTTCGATATTACAGCGAACAGAGCCCGTAAGATAGCGGCGGATCAGACATTGAAGCTGAACGCCCGAATGACACAAGAGGCGCATCGTCAGTCCGGGATCACGAAGTACGAGTGGGAATCTATGGAAGACGAGAAGGTGCGAAACAAGCACGTCGAACTCGCCCGAAGATCGTCTCTCGGAGAAGTTTTCAGTTACGATGACCCGCCGGTGTCGGAGGACGACGGTACCCGACACAACCCCGGAGAGGGGTACGAGTGCAGGTGCCGAGCGAAGCCCTGTAGAGACGAGCTGCCGAATGTCTGACATGGAACCAGGAAACACAATAGATTTCAAGGGCGTTCGCTTGTTGGTGCTGACAAAACCCGAACACGGGAGAGTCAAGGCACTTCAAGATTTACCGAACGGCCGGAGCGTAGTTATCGCAATCGACTTGCCAGCCGACCGGACCCGTGCTAGTAGTATTGGGTGAGTATTGAGTCACGCCAGCGGTTTGATTTCGGTCGGCTATCTCGGTCTGAGAAAGTCGCTCGTCTGCCGTCGGGCGGCGCTCGAATTCCAGCGAACCTGACACGCGTCGGGGTTCTGATGTATCGGAACCCGGACGGGTCCGACCGTCGAGAACTCCGTCTACCCGAGGAGGTCTTCAAGGCCGACTCTCTGGAGACGCTGCGCGACGCGACGGTGATTGAGGGCCATCCAGACATGGTGAACCCCTCGAACTGGAAGGAACTCTCTCGAGGTCATGTCTCCGGGCTCCCGCGCTAGGACGGGGAGTTCGTTGCATCGAACCTGGCCATTCAGGAACCAAGTAC